CCGAGCGTGATCGTTACAAATGGACGTACCGTATTGAGTGAAGCCATGGCGCGCTCCTGGACATTTTTTGGCGTCAGCCTTTGTGGTGCTTGACGTCGTCAAGAATTTTGTCCAGCTCGCCGTTCACCTCTGTGACAATCTCGCCAATTTCCGCTTGCTCTTCGAGGTAGTCTTCCTGATGCCTCTCGGCCGCCTTCTCAGAGACAATGGCGGCGATATCGGAGCGCATATTGGTGATGCTGATGCAGCCAAGGATTTCTGATGGGTCATCCTTGGAAAAAACCGGAATCGAAATGACACCAGGAATACCTAGCTGGCTCAGCGCCTTGCTGACTACCGTTGCAAAATCCAGAGATTTCTTGTAGCCGATGCCCTCTGCCTGCAGCCTACGTTCGATTTCTTCCTGGTCCATGATGCGTCTCCTATAGCTTAAGCCTACGGATCAACAATTCTAGCTCCAGCCGTGCAATGACATCAGCCATGTGCTCGACCGACCCATCAGCCCCGTTGATCCTCAGGAGGCTGACATTGTTCAGCATTTTCAGAATGAAGAAGCTCGGCAGGCATGAGATCGGGATCAGCCTTCCATCCTCAGTGATGAAATTGTAATCCCGCATACCTGCCGCGACACTCAGAACGGACAGTCAGGGTTGTTGCGTAAATAGCCAGTGTACGTTGTACAGATCGCATCGATGAAATTTTTCCACTCATCATCGGTCATGTCGGTGACCGTCACCTTGTTGATGCTCTGCAGATACTCGTATCCGGCTATGCCTGCCTCGCTCATACCAGCTGCCTCTGTCTCTGTTGGGTCAACCATCCTTCTTGCTCCATTCTTCCAGGCGTCCAAATGCGCCATGCTGCAAAAATATTTTCGAGATTGTTCACGTCGCTCGGACCCTATCGGCGTATCGACATCGAACCACCCATATCCACCATTGCGCCTACTGCAAATCTCGCACAGACGCGGATACGGTGACCGTGTCAGTTTTTTCGGCGCATAACGCTGTGCGAGACCTGCCGACATAGCCTATCGCTCCTTATCCATCGAAATACGCCTCCACGATCCTGTGAAATTTGCCCTCTGGCCGGACCGCGATCCTGGCCGGGCAATGAAGCTCGCCCTGGCGCTGCAGGGCTTCCTCAATGGTACTTGGCGGTACCGTTCCGGCCCGCTCCCGCCACCATCGGCAGGCGTTCTCGCGCGCGCGGCCGGTATGCTCGAAGCAAACCCACTCTGAATAGGCCTTGAGCATCCCGGAGGCGTAGTCGACCCGGAGCGTCGGCTTCCCCTCGCCGGTCCGCTTGACGTGACGCCGGTAATTGACCGCGGTGACGTCGACCAGCTCCGGCTTGATCTCGGTCGAGAGCAGCGGTGAGGTGTCTGGCTTGTCCTCGATGCCGAGCTCATGCGGCGGGAACGGCGTGCCGCATTCCGGGCATTCGAGCGCGGCCGCATGACAACGCGCGCCGCATTCCGGGTTGAGGCAGTAGCGGAACGGTGCTTCGCCGCCATCGCTCGGGCCCCGCCGATGCGGCCTGACCTTGTCGATCGGGCCGTGCTCCCGGACATTGCCGGCGAAATCAAGGACCAGCGCATTATCCTTATCGGGGTGAATGCGCATAGCCCTTCCAACCATTTGTATATAGAGGCCGACCGATTGGGTTGGCCGCATCATGGCCAGAAGGTCGACCATCCTGTTGTTGTAGCCAGTCGTCAGCACACCGACAGAGACAAGCGAGCGCAGGCTGCCGTCCTTATGGGCCCGGATCATGTCATCGCGTTCGCCATGCGGTGTGGTGCCGGTGATGACACCGGAGCGGATGCCGTAGCGCTCGATCTCCGCGGAAATGTGATGCGCATGGTTGACGCCCGTGGCGAATACCAGCCAGCAATGGCGGTCCCGCCCGAGCTCCACCACTTCGGAAACGGCCGCGCGCGTGATGGCGTCTATATCAACCGCGCGTTCCAGCTGGCCTTGGTTGAAATCGCCGCCGGCCGAGCGCACCCCGGTCGTGTCGAGATGCGTCTTCACGGCCGGCGTCACCAGCGGGCACAGATAGCCGTCCTTGACCGCCTGCAGCACCGGATACTCGTAGGCGATGTCCGAGAAAAGCGCGTTCTCGCCCTCGGTCAGCATGCCCTGGCCCATGCGGTAGGGTGTCGCCGTCAGGCCGATGACCTTGACGTAGGGATTGATCGCTTTCAGGTCGTCGAGGAATTTCCGATAGCGGCTACCATCCTCATCGGGGATGGTATGCGCCTCATCGACGATCACCAGATCAATGCGGCGCGGCAGCTTGTAGGCTTGCTTCCAGACGCTCTGAATGCCGGCGATCGTAATCTTCTTGTACATATCGCGCCGCTTGAGGCCGGATGAATAAATTCCGACGGGCGCATCGGGCCAAATGCCAATAAGCTCCTGGTAATCCTGCAGCAACAGCTCCTTGACGTGCGACAAGATCAGAATGTTGGTCTCGGGATACTCCAGAATGGACTCGATACAAAACATGGCAAGAACTGAACTCTTGCCGGTCGCTGTCGGCAACACCACAAGAGGATTGCCGGACTTTGCCCGCCAATACCTCGGCAGAGCATCGACAGCCTCAATTTGATAATAACGCGGCTCGAAGGTCGAAGAGAACGCCATCAGACAAGCCCTCTCTCCTTAAGGTGAACCATATCCATCTCTCCATCTCTCTGCGCCAGCCAGACGGTATTCGACCCAATCCTGGCCGGCATCGACCTGTTTTCCGTTGACGAGACCAGGATTGAGAAGATGCATGTTGCATCCCCTCTCCTGGTCATCGACCGTGATGATCTTGTTGTGACGCTCACAGCTCCAGAAACCGTCGGATCGAACCGTCGAGTGCAGACAGGTCCGGCAGTTTCGCGGGTCGAGCGGAAAGTGCACCTTGCCGTGACAGAGGTCAGCGTGATTGCAGCCGCGACACTTCCAGAATTCTGGCCGCTCGCTGATCCGGGCCGGTAGATGATCCGAGAACACGACCCGCTCTGCCTTGGCCAGCTGGCGCGCGGCCTCGACCGGGTCGGCATTGGTGCGGACCGACACCCAGGCGCGTACGCCGGGCATCGCCACCACCGTGAAATGCCGGCTCATGCCGGTCAGATGCATGTATAGGATTGCTTGTACGTAGTACTTGAAGTTCCACTCGCGCAATGCGTTCTTCTGGCCAAGCTTGCTGGCGAGATCAAGCAGTTTATCCATCTGCTCGCTGATCTTTACCTCAAGGACATGCCACACTTTTGGCGATTCAAGGATGCCCAGGATCGCGCCATCGAGGTGGCCGCGGACATGGCCGCCGAGCTCGATCACCTCGAACTGCTCGCCGCGCTCGTCCTTGGCATGCACCTGCAGACCGGGTGTCTTGGCCAGCCGCTCGACGACGATATCCTCGCCGGCATGGCCGTCATCGAAGCGCTTGCGCACCGCGGCAGGGAATTGCGCCCTGGCGACCCAGCGGAAATCGTACCAGAGGCGCCGCTCGCACTCCTCCCCCAGGCCGGAAATGCCCAGATAGGCGCGGCGCCGGTCCTCGGCGTTCCGTCGCTTGGCATATTCTTCATCGACATAGTCGAGAGTCGGCGATGCGTGCCGGGTTGCGAGCGAGACCATTTTCGGTCTTCCTTGAATGCCTGAGCCGAAGCGGGCCGGCACGAAGCCGGCCCGTAGTCCAAGGTGCGCCTTCCGGCGGAGGTGCGAGAGGCTAGGGGGAGAACCGTCCCTCCGCCGTTACCTTATCGGCGCCAGGGCGCCGATCCGCCACCAGACTGCGCCTGAGGCGCGCTCTGGCCACGATGCTCGTCGAGACGTTCCCGCGGTGCCGGAGCGGTCTGCGCATTACCTCTGGGCGCAAAGCGCCCGTTGGTCACCTTGGTGCCGTCCATATAGAACAGCTGCTTCACTTCACTGCGCGGTTCTTGGCCCTCGGGCCCAGGCCGGCCAAATCCGATCTCGACCTTGAACGGAAAGTTATGCAACTCCTCAGATTTCTGCGCATTGGGAGCGCCGCAGACATGAGAGTAAGCCGCCAGCCGTTCCTTGGCGATCCGCATCGTGGTTTCGGCCTTGGGCCCAAAAGATTGAAGATTAAGGTTGTCGATAATCATGCGGTTTTCATACTGGCCACGATCAATGACCGTAAGCTCAAGCTGTAGCATCCATTTTTTCTGATTCTCGGGAATGTTCTCCTGATTTTTCACGTACTCCTTCTTGCTGTTCGTGATCTGGACAGTGTAGATGCCGGGTTCGATTTTCTCAAATCCGCCAACCCTTGCTTCCACGCCGTCGGTCATACCGCTAAGATTTACGCTCATCTGTTGTGCTTTCTGTTAGAGTTTACGTTTCCGTTTCGTTGTTAGACGCCGACAGCCTTGTGGATCATTTCCCAAAGTGGCGTCCAGTCCGCTGACTGAATGTAGATACTATCAGGCAGCGGATAGCGGGACTTCGCAATGTGCGAAGGTCGTTCCGTCGTGTGCACGATCCGCTGGTCACCTCCGACCGCGCGCGTGATCTTCTTGTTGAAACCGGCATCCGTCTCCTTGATCGAGACGACACGGTTGCAAAACAGCACCAGATCGGAGTGCTCGATCAGCAGCTCGGAAGCGCGATCTTTCAGCTTGATCTGGTAGCGGTCATAGGGCTCGGTGTCCGGCGCATTGAAGCGCTTGATGTCGGTATGGGCGATCTGCACCACCCACATGCCGCAGCTGTCTCGCAAGTAATTTATGTAGTCGATGTATTTGCGCCACATGACCATGGCTGCGGCATAGCCCTTGCCGTAGCCGGGTGTTTCGATGTTCATCCATTTATTGTCATCGCAGACCTGTTGAAAGATCAGCGGCTCCAGCCAGTCGACCGAGTCGATGACCACGGTCTCGAAATTATGGCCGCCCTCACCGAGCACCCGAAGTGCATCGAGCACTTCATTGAAGGTCTTGGCCAGAGGGAACGCATTGACATCGACACTAGCGAGACCGTCTTCGGTTTGGATGAATACCGGGTTTGGCGCGTAGCTGGCCATGGTCGTTTTGCCGATCGATGCCGTGCCATGGATCAGGACCCTGGCTGGCTTACGGATTTCGGACGACCGATAGAGGGAGTCCAGTGATATTGCCATTGTAAGTAGAACCTTTAGAGACAGAGCGGGCCCGCCCGTCGAGACGGGCCCCAATAACCTGAAATCAGGCGCGCTTCTTGGCGGGTTCGATCTCGGTGATTACGAACTTCTCGTCGC